GCAGTGCTGAACCATGTGGAGCCTGCCAATGTTAAGTTAAAGTTTGTAGTATTACCAACTACTGTCTTAGCGGCTTCGTAAGCTGACATACCCGCAACAGACGTTTGAGTAACACTTGTACTACCTGTCCACGCTACTGTATCTGTCAGAGAAGGAGACGAACTAAAAGCTGTTGGATGTGTTATACTAGCTATATAAGCATCTGCTATTGAAACGTCATACCTAACAATAGGTAGTATGCCACCATCCGCAGGGGTTGTGCTTAGTTTGCTTGCAATCGGGTTTCCGTATGCACCTGACTTAGTTGTTTGGATAACACATTTAGCTTCTACGCTACCTGTGATTTCCACGTTTGCTAGTGCAGGGAACGCACATAGTGAAAGTATTGCTATAGAATATTTCATTTTAGACCTCATTGGTTATACTGCATGTCGATCATCTCTTCGTGCAGAATTTGTTGTGCCAAATTATTACGCAAGCCTTTCTTGTTATCTGATATCTGTGAATCAGCAAGAGTAGGGGCATCATTATAAGCACCACCATTTATAGATGCATTGTAATACATATTGATGTTAGTTTGCTGATTGATAGCCATGATAATTTGATCTTGTCCTTGCGTTTTAAATAAGGTCAACGCATTGGCAGATGCTGTTAGCCCTAATTCAATTCTAGTTTGCTCTTCTTCTTCCTCTTCAGAAAGAATTAGATTACCATCTTCATCATACTCAAAGTCGTTATCGGCGTCTATAGCACCCATAGCCTCGTCATCTTCTAGTACATCATACACTTCAACTACAGGTATTACTGGTATTGGCTTAACATAACCTGGGCATGATGGATTAGACTGTTCATCGTAGCATTCGTCAATTCTATAGCTATATACCACCAAAGGATCTGTCACACTTCCCTCGCCTTCAACAGTAATTGATCCATCTCCCCACTTAGAAGAGGCTACGTTAGCTAAAGGAAAAGACTTGACGATTGTATTGCCTGGCACTCCAGACCAATCATCTGTTGCGGAAAACGTATATCCTTCACCTTCCGCATTTAAGTTACGGATGTGGACTTTCATATCGTCTTCTGGGTTTTTTACTGTGGTGTATTTGTATAATAATCCATTTACATCTAAGCCAGGTATGTCAGGCAAAACAGAACTCATACCCCAACTTAGTGCTGTGGATGCGGCATTTCCAGTTGTTCCGTAGCTATACGGATCACAAGAAGAGTAAGAAGGCCAAAGTGCTAATAATAACACTAAGACCTGTTTTTGTTTCAATGTTTTCATTAAAAATCTTTTTCATTGGATTGTTTTGTTCTCGCTCAATAGTCTGCTTAACTGTCTCCATTTCCCACGCAACTCTGGCCTTATCTCCCACCAACCCCATGTATGGACAGGGCGTCCCCGCGTTGAGCATGGCGTCAAAAACGCGAGAATCTTGACATAATCGAGAAATCGCCGCAACTTTCATACCCATATTATAAAGGGCTTTTGCGCCTTTTAGCTTTTCGCAGTTCATGTCTCGCACAGTTCGACCTGCTGAGATACCAAGGATCTGCGTCTGCACAGCACCTGCAACACCTACAGTACACAAGTCAGAGTTACTCGTACTAATTTGTGGAGAAATTGCAGAGGGTGGTGGACTGTTTATGGTAGTTTCCATAGTGCCAGTTGATGTCACTGTGCTATCCGACTTGATTGTATCGTTATCATTAGCAAAAGCAAAACTACTACTTAATAAAAGTAATGCTATTACAAAGAAACGTATCATTTTCTTTCTACCAATCGATCTAGCTTTTCTTCTATACGATCAAATTTACTCATAATTTGACCAAGGACTTGAGACGAGTCAGTCTTAGTGACGTACTCTTTAGCCAACTCTTCTCTAGTTCTATTAAGCAAAATGGTAACGCGCTTCAGTTCTTCATGGTGAGCTTTAATCCACCATATTAAAAAACCAAATCCTGCGGTTAAGCCAATGTTCCAAATAGATTCCATTTTACGTTATGTATCCTTATGTTGGCTTTGTAGGCCATGTTATGGTCAACGTGTCGTTGTTAACAAAATATTGTATGTCAAAACTTTCTAGCTTATCTTTATACGCTGTCCAATCCGCCTGCTTTTCTGATGTTAAATCATTCCAAATATCAGGCACATTAGTCACTGGGTAAACTACTGTTTTTAAAATATGATTACACTTAATCTCGTTAGCAAGAACCTTATTCAGCATTTCTAACTTCACATTTTCGTCAATCCCATCGTCTGGGTATTTAATTACTGACATATTTAACCTTTCTTTCTAACTAAACAACCTTAAACCAACGCCTATTTGTGGAGATTGTGCAGATCCAGAGCTTGTAATTGTCATAGTATTTTGTGCCACTGTTGGGGCTATAAACATAATGGCTCTTTTATCATTATTTTCGTTTCTACTGCGTGTTATTACTTCGCCAGCGCCACCTCCTAAATTGTTCATGGTGCAGGTATTGGGTATTGGAGTAGGGAAAAGGCCAACTTGGGAAATTATGTTTAGTTTTGTTATAAGGTTACTTTGAGTTCCACCAGAATTGGCATTCATACTAAAAGTGCCTCCTGCTGTAGAAGCACTCTCGTTTGTCTTACTTACTGAGTTTACAGCATCGTTAAACCTATACTGTTGCCAAGAAAGTTGGCCTGAAGTTTGCGTTGGAATAGTTACTGCCGAGTTGCTAGTAAGTATTCTATATAGCAGTATTCCTGACGCTTTAGTAGTAGAATATCCCAGCGCTGGATACCAATTAAGAGGTGATGTATATCTTGAAGATAGGTCAGTAAAGCCTGATATAGATATTGTTGTATTGCTAAAAATAACACCTACTGCGGCTATAATTATATCCCCAGCTTGAGGGTCTGTTATTGCATCACCACCCTCACCAGCTTCAACAAATCCTGGAGTAAACGCCGCTTTCCCATACCCGTCAGACATTTCAATTTCACCAGATGAAATCTCAAACAAAGCTCGAACAGCGGCATCATTCATGCTAATTTGAGCCGTACCACTATTCTCAAGTTCTACGTTTACGTCATTTAAAGATATTTGCCCACTTGCAGGTAACGCCATGTTTTATCTCGCTTTCAATTCTTCAATTTCAGCTTTTAGCTCTTTGATTGCTTCGATTAGTAAGCCGTGTAATTGATCGTATTGCACTGTCTTATATTCAGTCTCATCATCGTCACCCATCTTGAGAGGCAATGTGCTTTCAGTAATTGCACTTGGCATTACCTTCTCGACTTCTTGAGCAATAACACCAGCAGACTTCTTACCATCTGCTATATATTCAAATGTGTAACCATTTAGCTGTGATATTTTATCTAAGGCATTGTCTATCTTTACAATGTCTTTCTTTAGACGCTCATCTGATATTGTTGATGAGTAAGCAATGACGTTACCATCAACGTGTAAGTCACCATCGTTTTCAAGACGCATATCTGTGTTGCCATCTAACACAAAGTCCATGTCGGCGGTATTTACAGATATAAAGTCGTTGGTATCACGGCCAATTATCCAAGCATCACCACGCAAGTCGCTTTCAACACTGAAAGTTGTGCCTGATAAATCAAGGCCAGCACCAGCACTGTAAGTTGTGTTAACGTAAGATGTAATATAACCAGCGCCGTTAGTTAGCTGATTGTTGTTTGTGATGTAGTTGGCGTTTGTTGCACCAGTGTAACCTAAGTTGGCTAAAGTCATAGTGTGAGAAGTAAGACCTGTAACATGTCCATATGTGTCAAGCGTAACGTCTTGTATGACTGTAGCACCAGAGTTATTAACACTACTTTGTGAAGAAGTGTCGGAGTGGCTTAATGTTACATCGCCAGTGCCACCCCCCGATAACCCAGAACCTGCAGTGACTGTCTGATCTGCTGTAGCCCCAGCCTCAATGCCATCTAGCTTTGTACCGTCAGTAGCTACGTCACGTCCATCGAAAGTCGAGTTGGTTGTGATAGCACCTGTCATAGCTCCGCCAGCTTTAGGTAGAGCAGCGTCTGCCGTATTACCTTGTGCCGCTGTAGCGTAATCACTACTAGCAAAAGCTTTAACTTGTGCGAGGTTAGTCACTTCGCTGTCCATGAGCGCGCCCGCAGAGGTGACGTTTGCTGTATCTGTAACGTCAGCAGAAGCCTCAATACCGTCTAGTTTAGAACCATCTGTAGCTACGTCCCTACCATCGAAAGTGCTGTTAGTAGTAATCGCTCCGGTCATAGCTCCACCAGATAATGCCAAGGTGGTTGACTCGTTAGCTAACTTAACCCATGCACCTGCATGAGCGAAATAACCTTTCCCTGTGCCATGAACATGAGCAAACATGCCATGATATGTCGAAGCACTTGGTAGGTCTCCTTCGGTTGAATAGAGGTTAGCGAACAGCATTTTGTTGCCAGCGCCGTCTATGTCTCCGGTCATTGCCCCACCGGATCGCATCAAAGCTCCAGCAGAAGTAACATTAGTCGTATCAGTTACGTCTGCGCCGTCTTCTACGTTTAGTGCGGATAGCAACCCGCTTTTGGATACAGACCCAGTTAAACCTACAACAGCTTGAACGGCATCTGTCTGATCGTGTTTCGACCAATTACTCGCATAGGTAGAAGTAGAGGCGTTATCTGTCGTAGCAACGATGTTGTCTCCCACTGCAAACGATATACTATTAACCGTACCCGCTCCTGAAACATAATAGAACCAGCCCGTCTGAGCAGAACCCCCACCGGGAAAACTGCCTGAACCTGCGTTCCAATCACCTTTATAGACCATCCCGTTTTCAAGCGCGGCAATATCGGTTTCCATTTGGTCGAGATCAACAGCCTGTGTAACCGTAATAAAGTCTACCTTAGTCTCATCTGCGGTTAGAAAAGACGCCGTAGTGTTTTGTAAGACGCTAGAATAAGCCTGCACATTTGACCCAATAGCCACACCTAAATTAGTACGGGCTGTAGATTTGTTAGGTAAATCTGATAGGTTATTAGCCTTCATAGCTGCACCAGCAGAAGTCACATTCGTCGTATCTGTTACATCAGCGTTTGTTTCAACTGTATCTAGCTTAGTTCCATCCGTTGCTACGTCACGCCCATCAACCGTACCACCCACAACTAAGTTGTTGCCAATGGTTACATTGTTACTTGCATCCTCGATTACGGCCTTATCTGCAGGGTATGTGAGAAATATATTCTTTGTGCCTACACCCCAGTTAACAGCGCTATTGGAGTTAGAAGACGTAAACACCGTTGTGCGAGTAATAGTCCCCCCACTAGACGCATAAGTTCCAAGGCCAACTTCAAAGTTCACGTTATCCGTTATCGAGTAATAGACAGTATCTGTGTTAGATACCTCGGAGGCGAATGTTTGGAAGCCCGGAACCGCGCCTCCTAGAGTGTAAGCCCCAGTCCCCGTAGAGTTAGTGGTTTCTTGTACGCGATCGGCGACGATTAAGGCCATAGGGCAACCCCTTTATTTTTAAGCGATTCGAATAATAGCGTTCGAAGCGTCCGCTGTTGGGAACTGAATAGTAAATGTACCAGTAGTCGAAGTTTTATCTGCACCAAAATCCAGAACTGCAACTGTTGGGTCGCCTGCAGCACTATCGTTGTAAATCAACGCGCCACGAGCTGTAATTGTAGCGGATGTAAACGCAAGATCAGCAAAGTCTGTCAATGCTGTAGTACCCGAAGTTGTTGGTGTTACATTTGTAAGCGTACCACCGCCAGCACTGTATGACCCTGAGTCGCCTACTTCGTTAGTAGCAGTATACGCAGTAGTCGCTGCAGTGAACGTTGCACTGTTAGTATACAGAGCAAGTTTGAATGTATTGCCTGAAGAGGCAGTGAAGTTGTGCGTACCTTGAAGTAGTTCTTTCTTGAACGATGTACACATGAAGTTACCATTAAAGGCCATTTAAAGTCTCCTAAGTTGATTTGCGAGGTCAGGAAACCCAGCCTCTTGTAGTTTTACGCATGTTGTTGCGCGGTCTTCCTTAACCGCTACTTTAATATAATGCGCGATAATTTGCAACA